TAACATTTTGATTAAGCATTGGTGCAGTGTTAGCTGTATCTGCAGGACCGATCTTAGATACGGCGTCGCATCCATGACCGGTCGCTATTGCATCTCCTTGTCTTGCTGCTAATGGCATTATACTACCTTTAAGTATCTTTCCGGATTTAAACCTTCTTTAGCGAGTATATATTCTCTGACAAGACCAGAACGAACAATGTCGCTAATACCAAAATGAACAACCCTAAACGATGGTATTTTTTCAAGAACATTAATAAACTCTGGTAAACCAGTAACATCCATTTTGTGTCGATTTGTTGCTAAATCATCTTGCTTCGTGTCACCGCAAAATATGATTTTAGAACATTCTCCTACTCGTGTAATAATACTATCAAGTTCATGGTATGTCATAGACTGGCACTCATCTACAATGATAATAGAATTATCAAATGTTAAACCTCGTACAAACGAAGAGGTTGTGAACTCTACCATATTTTTTTGTTTAAGAATTTCCCACGCATCTCCTCTTTGAAAGAGATCTTTTGTAATGTCTGCATAGGGTGTTGTGAATACTGCTTCCTTCTGAGCTTTACTTCCGGGCATAAAGCCTTGTTCACGTGTTTGTACGGCTGAACGTACTATAATAAGTTTTTCGTACTCTCTATTCTGGAGTATGTCTTTTAAACCTAGATACATGGCGCACATTGTTTTACCTGTACCTGCTGTACCAATTGCCGCTATATTATAGCCATGTCGGTAATCGATAAACATCTCTTCTTGAGATGCCGTCATTGGATCAATACGTCGCATACCAAATTTATTGTTTACTACGTAATTTAAATTACTTTCATTTCTCCTTTTTTCTTTCCGTGAAAGTCGACGTTGTTGTTTAGACATACTTACCTCCTCGGATTTCAGTTAGCAGTTTAGGTATCTAGATTTTTCTCAATAAACCACCTCAGAAATCATTTATCGTGTTATGTTTATGGACTTTTGCTTTTTTAAGTACATCACGAAAAGTCGCATCAGGCTTTTTAAGCCCAAGGCGGACTGGGTCACCAATTCCCAGAAAACCGGTGCCTGTATGGATTTGTTTTATATGAGGGTTGGCCTCGAGGTACTCTTTTTTCGAGGCAATAGACATGAGCTTCGTAAACTGCTCATTTGTTTCTGAGTTTCTAAAATCATATGTCGGCATAATTTTATTTATACCTGATCAGTAATCATGTGATAGATTTCTTTCCAATTATTTACTCTTGGAAAGGGGCCTAAAGGAGTTGCAGGCGAGTTTATATTATAGTTATGAGCCATAATAATTGAGTTTAAACCCATAACAACACCACACTCTGCATTTTCAAGCTTGTCTTCAATCCAATAGCACTCGGTATTCGCATATTCGTAAAGAGCTTTGTCTTTATCTGCCCCACAATCCAAATACACATATTTTTCAAATGTAGTATTACCGAATAGTTCGCACAGATTTTTAGTTCTTAAATGCTGAGCGTATTCATCATCACTTAGACTAGTGATAGCATGAAAAACGTATCCATGTTCTTCGTGCAATTTCTTTACGTACTTGATTGCATCTCGAAGAGGAGGTACTTTTCTTATAGAAGCTGACTCGTTAAACATACGAACGAGTTTTTTAGATTCAGTTTTTTCTAAATTGAATCGTTTATCTATAGAATATTGAGTTGTATCTGTAGGTTGGTAACCGTGTCTATCCATCCAACGAGTGAACGCATATTCCCAGTCTAATAAAACACCATCGCAATCAGTGAGTATCACTTTATCTTTCATAATCATATATCTTCCTTTTCTATGGTGCTATTCTACCATAGTTAAGGACAAATGTCAACTAATTGTTTCTCCAATCTTTATAAGATTGAAACTTTTCTTCTCGACGATTACGCCTTTGATACTTAGCACCACCTTTCTTTTGCTTTTCTCGTCGACGTTCTTCGTTAACATCCCCCCATTCGTCTGAGTAATAGTCTTTTTTGCTGTTTCTAAAATTTTTAAATCTTTTGGCCATTACACTAACCTAGTTTCATAAATATTTGGAAATGTTTCTTCTAATTGATTATGAGTTAAACCTTTGAAAGGTTTCTGTTGAATCATTTTTACGAGCAATTCAGCATCATTATTATCTATATCTTCTAAAAGACTAATGAATAATGATTCTCTTTTTATAGGATTAAGATTATCATAACCTCCACCTCTAATGAAAATCTTAAGTCTACGAGTTTCTCCATAAAGCATATTTTCTACATCAAAATACGAGTTCTTTTTCCAAGGAGGAGGGGTATTTGGTATTAACAGTTCAACCCTTTCGTCATCGTAGGCAATTCTCAAAATTTGTCTTAATGGAGCACTGTCATGTTTTCTTAGCCACAACATTTTTTCTTCCTTCTTTTTAATTTTAGGAAGCTCATTAATAATTGTAGAAATTGCAGGTCTTCTAGCCATAATTAAAAATCCTGTATATCACTCATTAAATTTTTTAATTTTTTCATGACAAAAAAATTAAATAGTTTTTCTCTACCGATTGTTTTTTCTTTCGAATATTCTTTTTTTATTTTTTCTTGATATTCGCTTGGAATTTGAGATAAGTCGATCATTCTTTTATTTCTTTGTATGCGGAGAGCAGTCTCAGAATCTATAGAAGAATCTTCTCTGAGGAATGCTTCTAAACGCTTTTTGGTCATCGGCTTTTGTCGTTGACCAACTGCTAGGCAATTGTCTTCTGACAAAACGTTTGGTACTCCGTCGCCAACATCTCCTTTTAAAACATGTTCTTTTAAGTATTTATCTGGATTAGAATGTCTAATCCATCGCTTTCGTATTGGATCATATTGATCTACGTTTGCATATGTGTGCAATTGAATATAGTCTTTATCACCAGAAAGAATTAAGAATTTTTCACTACCCATATTGAGCTCAGTACCATTCTCATGTACAATTGTACCGATGATATCATCTGCTTCGAGTCTTTCAATGTCGATGACTTTATAAGGAAAGTTTTCTCTTACTTCATCTTTAATCATATGAAGAATTTCAAAAAGACGATTCCAATCCATGTCAGATTGATCACGGGCTTTTTTACGGTTTGCTTTGTAATAAGGATAGTAGTCTTTACGCCAAACATTAGTGCTATCGGCACAGATGACAATTTCGCCATACTCTTCTGTGAACCTCTTACGATTCATTCGAATTGAGTTGAGAAACATATGACGAACTAGGTTTTCGTCGAGCGCAACATTATGATGATTACCAATACTAGCAAACAATGAAGCTAGCATAACCTGATTATAGTCTACTAAAATAGCCATTTTTTGGTCCAATTATTTAATTTGAGTAGCTATTCTACTCTATTTCATCGTCAATGTCAACCGTTATTTTTATATCTTCTGCGGTAATCGTTTTCACAGCAAAATCTTGTAACCCGTGGTGAATACCGTTTGTCAGAAGGTGTAACGATCTTATTGACTCTAGGATAAGGAGCATATGAGGATAATACTTATCAATGTCTTTATTGAGATCGCACCCCGATCTCGTAAGCTCACCAAGTAAGTTTTGCCAAAGGATTTCAGCAATCTCATCTGAATAGCTTTTCTTGTATTCAACAAGACGATCTGCTATTTCACTTGGTGATGCCGGTGGTTTAAAACCTGGAAATTCAATGACGTTATCGTTGCTCATCTTATTCTTCAGATAAGTTTGCTAAAAGGGCGTTCCATAAAGTTTTAAACGAAGCAATATTATTTCTTGCTAAGTTAAACCTATCTGAAGTAGTGAACTTATTGAAATACTGTGCATCACTATTAATAGTAGTAATCAATTGATTTGCTACAGAATAACAATAGTTAGCATGCAATTGGGGATCTTCGTTGTAATCATACATAATAGTAGCATTGGCACCAGTTTCTGGTAAAGCACCATAATTAGGATGTACACATATAATTTGACTCTTAATCGCTTCTATCATAGCAATACACGACGTTTCTTTCCAAATATTTGGATATAGAAAAATATGAGCATTATCAAGAGCTCTTAGTACAGTTTCATTATCTACTGAACCGTGATAAGTCATGTTTGGGTGACTAGAAATTTGTTCAAATAATGGTCTATATTCAGCATCTCTCGATTCCCATCCATAAATTGAAAACGATGAAAAAACATCGAGATGAATGTTGTTATATTGACGAGCAAGTGCATCAAAAATAGGAACTAAAAGTTCTAATCCTCGATGAGGAGTAGTGTGATAAACGAATCGAATTTGAGAAGTATCTTTATTGCGAGGAGCATATTGTTTTTCTATAGCGTTGTAAATGACAGAGCACTCTGAATATGGAATACCATATTTCATAATATATTGATCTCTTTGCCAAGAGCTCACAAAAACAAAGTGATAAAATTGCTCCCATCCACCGTCTTTTAAAATAGAATTTTCTGGATCTTCGGCGAGATCGTGACAATAAAAAATATTAGGTACATCATCATAAAGTTCCCTGGGGCGAGACAGATGAATAGCAAAATTCTTAAGTAGATTTGGATCTACATTTTCTATGATTCTTTGTCTCATCATTTCTGTTCCGCCCATAGCGTTAGCAGAAAGATCTGTGTTAATGATTTCTCCTTTGTATATACAGCTCATTTTTCTACCTCAATGCTTTCCATGAAATCTACACGAAAAGATTTCCAAGAGTCGGTATCTATTTCATAGACAGCAATTACGTTTGGTTTTTCTTGTCGTGCTTTTTTTAGTTGTGGGTAACGAGTTTCTGCTGGGTGTACAATTTCTTCTACTACGGCAGGAAGAAGATCTTTTACAAGAGTACATTTCATTGTTCGCTTTTCACCGTTAACTTTTTCAAATTTAACAGTACAAACGTTTTCTTTTAGCATTGCTTCAATTTCACTTTTATTCATAATTCAATTTCCATAAATTTTTTACTTTCTTGACGATCGTAATTAAAAATTTCATCTAGTGTTAGATGAGTTCCAGTTTCCTTCCACCATCTGTCAATAAGTTGATACGAATAAATGGAAGCGTTTGCTTGTTCCCGGTATTCGTCTGAATTAGCCATTAATTCAACCTTAATACCATATATATTCGTTGTATCAAAGTCATTGACATTATGGTTAAAGAGAGGGAATGAATAACATCTACCGAATCCAGTCAAAACATTATTTTCAGTTGATGTATGGTTAAATGGCAATGGCATATGCCATTTGATTACGTTTTCTCCTAGTTCGTGATCAAAATAAAAACGAACTAATTTTTCTGCATATTTTCTTTTAAGTACATAGCATTGTAATCCATGATCATAATATTCTCTACGCCTTGGAGCCATAATTGGATAATCTTTCCACATATTCCACGGTTGATCATAAATGCCACAAAGATGAAGTGCCAACCATTTATTCCCAAGTCTATTAATAAACTCTTGATACGTGAAATTCCAATGTTGTACTGGTGTGAAGTCTACATCGTCTTCAAAAAAAATGCCAACCTCTTCATTTGTATTTTCATACCACCACTTGATGGCAAGCAGATGAGAAGAAAAAGTTCCTTTTGCAACTCCTTTTTCTACACCTGGATTTGGATACCAAATCTCCCAATCGCCTTCCCCATCTTTCCAACGAGTAAATCGTATGAAATTAATGTCAGAAATTCCTAACTTAGCAAATTCCTGAGTAGTATATTCCATTCTCTCAGGCGCTTCGTACAAATTGATGACATTAGGACGAGGCATTCCTTCAAGTTTATTCATCAATTTCCTCAAGCGTTTCATAATCAATAACTGGCATACACCAATTTGCTTGCATCATTCTTAAAACCCATTTGGCGTCTTCTTTACTACCAGCTTCAACCGGAACAGGATTCTCAGTAACAAAAACAGGTTTTGCATTTTCATAATGAACTTCGTGAAATGCGTAAAGATTTCCTTTCTTTACTAGACGATAGTTCCAATGAGTTTCTTTTGTGTCGTATTCATCCATGCTGTTTTATCACTCCATATACATCACTTAGATTCTGATGGAAAGCCTCTAAAGACCCATTATTATAGATTCTAAAGGTTACGATATTAAACCTTTCAGGAAGGACGTATTGATCATCAAAGTCTTTTGTAAATCCTGCGGCATATTCATACATTAAGTCACCGTTAAAATATCTACGAGAGTCAGTTGAATACGAACAACCTTCTCTTACTAACTGAACCAAGCGGATGCCTTGTTCACCTACTTTTTGAATGATAGGTCTAAGCTCTTCTACAAATCCACCATCTGAAATTGCATAGTTTTGATCAGGCTTCATTACACTCGCAACCTGTTCACCAAAATAAGCAGGGCCATGATTTGGCTTAATTACATTTTCAGAAACATGAATCATCGCTTCTCGGCGAGACATACCTTTTAAAGCTGATTTGGGTTCTTCTTTTTGATCTCGGTCATGATATCCATCCATGAACCAAGCCTTTGTAACTTGAAAATATTTACATGTTTCTTCATAAAGAATATGCTTAAAAGACAGGTGACGAAAGCCACGGTCACAAAAATAACTCGTGGCTTCGTCTTTACCTGAACCGGGCGGGCCATTAAATATTACAATCATTTGTTTCCCTCATGAATCCAAGTTTAGCAATGTAATACGCATCAACGATGTCATTCACTGCATTAGAATTTGTTATTATATCACATTGAGCCAAGATGTCAACCCCTGTGTCAAAAATAAATGATTCATACATTTTATCTTTATTTGCATTACCTTTACCAGTTGCAAATTTTTTGATTTCGGTTGGAGCAAATACTTCCATTGGAATTTGTTGTTGGTGAGCTATACGATATTTCAAAACACCGGTATTCTCAGCAATTTGAAAAACTCTACCAACAGACCCAAACGAATATCCTTCAATGAAAGCTTTGTTTATTACATAAGACTTTACTATCTTTATTGCCCATTGTGAGATCTTGTGATATCTTTCGGAATCAGAACTCCAAAGTTCAGGATATCGCGTACCGTGGAATTGATCTAATTCGATTCGATCTTTTTCTGTTTTTGATTTGAAAAAATAATAGAAGTTACAATTATCATAATGCCACTCATCACCTTCGTGAACACATATCGCTGGACTGGAAAGACTATAGTCTATTCCGCATATAATCATGTCGAATAACCTTCATTACAAAGGATTATTTATATCTTAATCTGCCCTGAAAAATACGTGTGATCCAATTCGGCCTACAGAATAAAATGACTTATTCCATGTAGGTGAAACATATGTTGTATGATAATGAGTGGCACCTTCCGTGATACCTCTATAAAGTTTATCATGTAACATGGAGTAAGCAACATATTGTGCCTGGGCCCAAGCTTCTGTTTCATGTGGAGTGTCATCTTTACCGTCACAGTACCAAGAGAACTGACACTTGTTTAGAACTGGAATCATCTTCTCTGGATCTTTCCACGAGGGCTTCATTCGGCCTTGATAAATCACATCACATACTGTGTCTGGATAACGAACACTTTCAACACGATTCATCACAACATCTGCGACTGCATATTGTCCCGCAAGATTATCACTTCGACTTTCGTGGTAGATATTGAGAGCGAGACAATGCGCCTCACTGAATTCTACAAGCGACCAAAAATCTTCATTGATAATAATCAATCTTTCGTCAGGCGAGGAATGTGTTTTCAACGCCATCAATCCATAACAAAATAATATAAACACTATAGTAAACTTTAATATTTTTCTCATTTCATCACCATAATTTGATTTTTGTCAATAAGCGGTTTAGTTGGGCTTTCACGGTCTCGTTTAAACGCGCCAGTAGAAACAACGAGAAGCATAACAGCAAGCGGATCAAAAACCAACACAATAATAAGAATAATGCTACGGACTGCTACATCATAATAATCATTAGCATTATCTTCTCCGTAAAAGAGCTCAGCAACATATTTGAGAGGTCCAATCTCTGCTTCCAAAGCAAATCGTTCGCGCTGTAGCGGTATAAGTTCAATATTCAGTTCATTAATTCGTTGCTGAGATTCCTGAATGTTTTGATCGATTTGCCGCCGCTCGTCTTTTTGATTTTCTCGTACAGCAAGTGCACCATCTTCGCCACGAATTCGATCATAATCAATGAGTACTTGTACAGCGCGGTCTAGACTTGAAAGAACAGTTTCTCCAGATAAAATGTTTCTTTCTTCACTTTTGATTTTGTTTTGCAAGAGTCTAATTTCGACATCGTTATTACCGCTTGCCTGTATTTTTTGATCGAGATGGGCTTTACTTAAATATCCAAATATGCCCATTGATGTTATAAACATTAGAATGATAATTGCACTAATGAAATAAGAACGGGTAAGTATGTTTACGTTTTCCCATTCAAAGTGTAGCCAAGCAGTGCTTACTAATTTTCCTACTTCAAGAATTAGGGCCATAACAACTACTGACCAAAATGCGCCAGCAAAAAGAGTGGCTAAGCCTATTATAGAAAAATAGGCTGCCACCGAAGCAATTGCTATTGAAGTAGCAAGTGTTAAATATTTCATTTAACTTAAATTAAAGGATGACCATCTTCATAATCGAGATAAGCCATTAATGCTAAAGCAACTGCTAAAAAATACTCAATAGGGGTTTGAGCTAAAAGGAAAAATAGAACAGATAAGCCAATCTGCATTTTAACAGAGTGCTTATAAGATATATCCTTTATAAAGCGAGTTACAAATCCTCGCATAAGTTAATCCTCTTGTTGGTGTAATATTTATAAGCAAACAAACGTGGGGCCCAAAGGCCCCTTAAAGTTTGCTTAGACTCCAGCAGCGAATGCTCGGTAGCCAGCTGCGATCAAAGATGCAGTAGGAGTACCAATTCGATACTTACGAGTTACTTCACCAGCTTTGTTGGTGCGCGTATTAAGATAAACTGCGTTACCTCGTTGACGTACCAAACTTATAACTTTAGCAGGTGATTTCACATTAAATCGCGAAGCGATTTGCTTTGCAGTCAATTCTGCGCCTGATTTAAGAGCTGCTTCTACTTTAAGTACTTGTGTCATATTTCAATTTCCTTTACATTATTTAAGTTTCTTGCGTATACCCGCCGGTATTTAGCGTTGCACTAAATTCTTTTTGCTTAAGAAATCATATCCGATATTTCTTTAGCGTATTCTGGATTTGTAACAGGAACTGCATTACTTTTATGCAGCGTTGCAATTCCTATGACAAAGTTTCCTGTGTATTTTCGAGATTCTTGTTTATTTCCCGTGCCTTTACTTCCTGTAAAATCTGATCGGCTTGGGTATTTTTTAAATTCTGCGAGTCTCTGGTTTGCATATGATACGCTTTTCTCTGAACCTGTTGGCGATAGTTCACGAAACGCTGGTGCCTTATATTTTTCATACACTTCTCCTTTAACTTTGCGCGGTTTGCGCTTTCGGCCAGAAAAATCATATTTATAGGAGTTAGCTATATACACCTATCTTTTACCTCTCAATCTCTATTAATTTAATAAGTAGCTATTCTACACCAGTTGAAGGGAAAAGTACAATACTTTTTAAACTAAAATTTGTATATAAAACAATCGGTTATGATTTATTATTTTTAAGAGGTTGTTTTTTATAGGTTTTTTATTCTCGTGAAATATTTGAAAAAAACAAGGCACCCAAAAGTGCCTTGTCTTTATATCATTCAGATTAGAATGATTTGGTAAGCATTAATACTGCAGATTTCTCATCTGCAATGTCGTCTTCGCCTTGGAAGTAACGATAGCCAAAGGTAACATCAACACCTTCGACATCAATTGTCTTAGAGATCATAGCGTGGCGACCAACAGTGTCGAAATCACCTACTGTCAAATCTGCAACACCAAGATCAACACCTAACTCCATGTAATCAGGAGCGTCATCGAGACCCATGTAATATTTAGCAGTCACTGCTTTATAAGCTAATTGAAAACCTACTTCTTCTACATCTAAAGCAGATTCTTCAAAATCGCTTAAAGTGTCAAGTGCAGTGTAGTTATAATCAATATAAGCAGCGCCTACAGTAACATCACCGAACGTAAAGTTCTTAGCTACCATAACATCGTATTCTACTTCGATGTCTGTACCATAATCTACTTGGCTTGCCCACAATTGAGCAAAGAAGCCGTTATGTACTATATGAGCTTCACCAGAAGCTGCAGCGTTACCTGCATTCTGTGCAGCGCCACGAAAAATGTAATTGCTTCCCAAAGAAACCGAACCGCCGAAGTCAAGAGCTTGAGCAGACATTCCGATTGTAGACATAGCTAATAATAGCATTAATTTTAAATTTTTCATGTTTTTTCCTTTTCTTTGAATTGAAAAATGAATCTATAAGATCCATTACAAATTATTTATAAAAAGTTAAGGAATAAGTAAAGAAAAATTAATTTTTTTGTTTTGCCACCAATTTGTCATAAGCAGCTCGGTCAACAACACCTTCTTCAAGAAGTTTTTCACGGTTCGCCATGTGAGAGTTTTGAGTATCCTCTTTAGATCCACCGTAATAAGGAACGCAATGACCTTCTTCTGACATTACCGAAGTAACAGGTCTCCAAGCATCAGTAACAGGACAGTAGACATCAAAATCACCAAGGATACGACCAAACTTACCTTTCATGTCTTCGCCATCTTTTGCAACTTGTGTTTTCAACACGGGGTTTGGACCAAGGAGTTCTTTCAGCCTTTTCTTTGCTGCCAGGCCAAATAATTTCTCAACCTTATCACTAGTTCTAGATTCGGGTGTATCGATACCCATGATACGTACCCGTTCATCTTTTAACCACACACCAAAGCCAAGATCGATGTCAACATCAACAGTATCACCATCTACTACTTTGATTAATTTTGTTCTATATTCGTACATTTACTTTACTCCGTTAATAATTGAATCATACCGCTTTCCCAATTTTCAACCAAGTCTTCGGCATAATGTCTACTTTTTCCGGGTACTTCTCTGATTTGGACTAGCTTATCGTTTTCATAAAGATCTACTGCATATGTTCCTTCACCATTTACACCATCAAAAGCTTGTTTATAAGCCATTCGTATTACAGCTCTTCTACTCATCTTCTAATTCCTTTTTCTTTGTTTCTTTTTTAATATGATATATGGCACTGAAATACATAAAAGCTGCATATGCCATCATACAAAGACCTACAAATATAATTCCATTGATGAAAACTGCGAGATTCACCTTCCCTGGCCTCTGTATTTTTTATAACTAGCTTTTTTTCTTTTGTTCATTGATGCCATTTTTTTAGTTCCATCACCAATTGATGTTCCTTTTTTAATCGGATCAGGTCTTGTAACTTGACCGAGGCCTCCGCCTGATTTTGCCTTTGCCATATTCTATTTCCTATTGTGCATTAATAATATCAACGATTCTATGCGCTAATTCGTTAAAATAATTTGTGTTATGACCTCTTGTCGTCATAGCCGCCGTACCTATTCGAATTCCAGACGTTTCTACAAAACTTTTTGGATCATTTGGTATACCATTCTTATTAACAGTAATACCATTTTCTTCGAGTAAATCAGCAGCTTCTTTTCCACTACGACCAGTAGAAGTCAAGTCAAGTAAAACAATGTGCGAATCTGTTCCTTCTGTTTGCACTTTCAGACCTCGAGAAGTGAACACGGAGCACATTTCCATTGCATTATTTATTACTCGTCGAGTATAAAGAGAAAATTCATCTGTGTTGGCTTCTATGAATGCTTGTGCTTTGGCTGCGATTTGATTCATGAGTGGTCCACCCTGCGTTCCTGGAAAGATTGCAGAATTGATTTTTTTAGTATAGTCTTTGTTATTCCAAAGAATGATACCACCCCGTGGTCCGCGGAGTGTCTTGTGCGTAGTTGATGTTACGACATCTGCATAAGGTAAAGGATTATCATAAGTCTTTCCGGCAATGAGACCAGAATAGTGTGCCATGTCAACCATTAACTTAGCACCAACAAAATCAGCAATTTCTTTAAAGCGCTTCCAATCGATTTGTCGTGGATAAGCAGAAGCACCAGCAATTATTAATTCGGGACGATGAAGTTTTGCTTTTTCGTGTACTTCATCATAATCAATCCAGCCTTCTTCATTTACTCCATAAGAAAACGATTGATAAACTTTACCTGATAAAGTTACACGCGCACCGTGAGTTAAATGTCCACCGGCCGCAAGATCCATTCCAAGGATTGTATCTTTAGGTTGGAGAAAAGCTTGAAACACTGCAAGATTTGCGTTGGCACCAGAATGTGGTTGAACATTGGCATATTCGGCACCATAAAGTTCTTTCAATTGATCAATTGCAAGATTTTCAATTTCATCATAATTTTTGCAGCCGTTATAATATCTCTTGCCAGGATATCCTTCTGCATATTTGTTAGTAAAGATAGATCCACAAAGGCTCATTACTGCGGATGAAGCAAAGTTTTCTGAAGCGATTAATTCGACATTTTTTCTTTGTCTTTCTTTTTCGTGTTCCATTAAGCGCATAATACGCTCATCAATATGTCTAGGAATACCCGTCACGTTTTTCTCCATTAATATAGTTTTTCAAAAAGTTTTTTTGTTAGATCATTGTAGTCCCCTACATATTCAGCATCCCACCAAATTTGCGGAATCTTTCTAGGATCACCACCTCGCTCTATCATTTCATTATAAAATTTTTTGTAGGTTACGTTTTTATAAGTGTACTCTTCTTTATGTTTTTTACTATCTCTTACAGCCCACTTACAATTATTACAATCATCTGTTCCATAGATGTAAATCATAGTGTAATATCTTTTTTGTCTTTTTGTTTCCAGGTGTACTTATCTTTCCAATCATTGAGATATTCAATTTTCTTTTCTTCATCCCACCCAGCAAGAGCATCACCATTGTGTTCTTCAAAAATTTGTAGTGCTCTTGTTTTACTAATGACATGGCAGTCAATAATATTTTCACCTATGAATCTTTGACCGGATTCTTTTACTTCTTCACAGGTTACTGAATCTTTTATCCAGGTTTTAATAAATTCATCATCAACATTTTGATCCTCTGCTTCCGCACGAATATAATCAACTGGTATCATATAAATGCTTTTAACAGAAGTCACAGTAGTGACAAGCGCGTAATCTTTAGGCCGTTGGCTCATACAATCTCACTCCATCTTTCATAATCATTTTTCTTGATTCATGAGGAGCACCAAAGTCTCGCTCATAAACTGTCTTGCCCTTATCTGGGCTTTCGTAAATCTTAGTTGTTTTTGTTGTTTCGCTTTGATTGCTCATATTTTTCTTGCCTCTTTACATTATAAACCATTCTTTTCCAAATATCATTGGCATGGGGAAGATCATAATTCATAAATTCTACATAAGAATCTATGTGTTCTAATTCAGTTATATAACTTTGACAAATATATTCACGATATTGTTTAGCATACTTATCGACTAAAGCACGAGACCAACTATCCTTTTCTTCATGGGTGTTTGGATTATGATCTTTTGATGACATAGGCTATTCCTTAACAATTCCGTACCTAATATATCTATACCAAATTCTTTCATGGCCGTAATATAAAATGAATTTGATTATAAGGTCTGCAATGAATACCATTCCTACTGCTTTTGGTGGAAGGCCGAAGAACCATGCAATCAATGCTGTAGTAATCGATGCGATGATTCTCCATGTTACTGCTTTACCTAGATGTCTTTTCTTTGTTACTACTTCAGCCACGCAATTCTCCTACCTTCGGCAACCCTCCTGTCATATTCTTCTGGTGACCCAGGGTATCTCCAGCCCCAGATACAAACCAATAACATAAAAATACCCGTATAGATTACACCTTTGATAGGTACCGTGAAGTACATGATCGCTAAGGATGACATCATCATTCCAGCCATTAAGTACTTTGCTTTCTGTGGAAATACTTTTTTTTCAGTCCAATTATTTACAAAGGGGCCAAAGTGCTTGTGATTCATAATATAGGCATGCATTCTAGGACTTGACTTTGCAAAACAAAATGCTGCACCTAAAACAAAATGACTAAATGGGATACCAGGAGTCACTACTCCAATATACGCCATCACCAAACACAAATAACCACCCGCCATCCAAGCGTATCGTTTCATAATAACTCCTTATACAGCGATCGCGCAAACCTCGTCCTCGCATTCTTCTTCAAAATTATATGCGTCATCCCAATCACCTTTCAAACCAGCAACCTCGTATTCAGTTACACGATTTTCAAAAAAGTTAGTATGATCTGCACCGTTTAAAATCCATTCCAACCAAGGAAGTGGATTATCTTTCACTTTAAATACAGTCTTCATACCGAGTTGTAATAAACGGCGATCAGTAATGTACCTAATGTATTGTTTGACGTCAGCCATATCCAGCCCTTCAATAGGACCGAGCTTATAAGCTAACTCAACAAACTTGTCTTCGAGACGAACAACGTGTTTTGCCATCTCATAAATCTCTTTCTTGAATTCATCGTCAACGACACGAGGATGTTCCTTACAGTAAACCTTAAACAATTTAGAATTGCCTTCTACGTGCATAGATTCATCTCTAATCGACCATTCTACTACCTTACCCATGCCTTTCATTTTGCCGTATCGTTGAAAACTCAACAGCATTACGAATGAAGCAAAAAGAGCAACACCCTCGTTGAATACTGACTTAGCAAGAGCGAGGCCTAAACCTTTCATAGTGTTTGTATCTGATTGCATCATATAAGCAATTTTATCAGCCATTTCAGAATATTCGAGGAACGCATGATATTCTTCGGCTGACAAACCAAGAGTCTCATTTAAAAGAGCATAAGCACGTTGATGAATACCTTCTCGAGCAGCAAATGAGCTCAACATATTACGGACTTCATTATTCTTAAACTTAGGAATGAATTGATCGAAATAGTTTTGGCCAACAGCTACGTCGGATTGAGTAAACAAACGAAGAATGTTTGTGATGTATGCTTTTTCTGTTTCATTAATTTTACCACTCTTCCAATCAGATACATCTTCTGATAAGTCAAGTTCATCCTCAATCCAATGAGCTTTTTCATGACGAGTTGTCATCTCAACAGCCCAAGGATAATGAAATGGTTTGTAAGTTTCTGAAAACTCCATCAGACCACCTTGCTTTTTCACCAACGCATTAGCAATACTCATAAAGTCATTATACGTACCAATGTGCTTATCATTAATAAAAATTTGTGGTACAGACTTTACATTTGGATAGCGCTGATAAAAT